CATAATGCATACGCTTATGCACCGCACTCATTACGCGAGTACCTTGCTCAAGCATGGCTACGGTAGTGCCGACAGGCGCATTTTGATTTCCGTCACCAACCTTTAAGTTAGTAATTGTAGCAAAACGCTGCCCGGCTTCTACTACAAAACCCAGCAAATTAAATAACGTCTGATCCGGACCCTTAAACGGAAGCGGTATTAAACTATCCCGGATAGAACCACCCGGTGCGTCCACATCCCTAAACTCTCCCGGCTGCAACGGCTCAGAATCGTCACGTATGCGCATGCCACGGGCCTTAAAGCCCGCCGGTAAGTTAGACAATGTACCCGCGTCTATTAGCTGTCGTAGCGCCGCTGTGGCGGTCCTAGAAAGTCCGCCAATAGTGTGGATAAGACCCAACCCGTAGAAGCCCAGACCCGGAAGGAACTTATAGTGAACAAAGTACTGGATCTTTTTGTATGACTCGTCGCCTTCAATGTAGTTACGACGAATAGCCAAAACCTTTCCGGTTTCTTCGCTAATAGTGACGATATACGGGATCTTAATACCCGTCTCCTCACCGTCCTCACCCATGTCCTCAAAGCCCAGTAGATCCAGCTCTACGTGAAACTCAAGCAACGTGCAGTCGTAGTTAACATACGACGGGTGTACGCCCTGTATGTTGTCTATTTCGTCGTTAAGCTGCGAAGATTCTTCTTGCCCGGGGTTAATCGGAACATCCAAATAGAACCCGTAAACCTGTTTTTTGCGCAAGTCGTTTGCAGAAATAGGCACTACGTGGGTAATAATCGGAGCCGTCTCCAGATTACTCGTCTCGTAAGGCACAACAAGGTTTTCCGCAGGGACAAAAGAACTCACCGCACGGCCCAATGTCTCGTCATAGTAAACCTTCTTGAAGGTAGATCCGGCCAAGGGTAAATAAAACAGCATCTGATCGAATTCAGGCGTGTACTCTTCCATCACGTTCGTGATGTAGTAGTTCATAAATTCTTGGACACGACCCGCTTGGGCTTCTTTTTCCTTATCCGGCGCGCCAACAATAGCCGTACGAACCGGACCCTCTGGCGGCAGAAGTTCGTTAAACGCTTGCGCTTGGAACTGAGTGGCGGATTCCGCCAAAAGTGGGTGAGTTACGCCAGTAGCGCCACGGAAAGGCAAAGTACGCTCCTCGTACTTAAATCCTAACAGCTCTAAACCTTTGGTATACGTGTCTTCCCAGTCCTGACGAGACGCTTTGTTGGCGTCGTACTGACCAACCAAATCGTTTGAAATACGCCCCAACTCGCCGTCATCCATGTCCTCAGCAAGATTCCGGTAGAAATCCCCCTCGTCAGTCATGTTGTCGGCCATAGGATCAAAGTCTACGGTAGCGCCGCCCTCTTCATCTAGCTCAATCTCAATGCCGTCGGGCATAATGTCCGACGCAGAAGACATGCCGTTAGGTGTCGCTAAGTCAGCTTCGTCTTGAATAGCCAAAAGCTCCGAATCGTCATTCATACGATCCATCAAAGAGACTACCGGTTGCCTTGGTTCTGCCATGTCCGTGTCCTGTTTTTAAATTCCGCCGGGGTGACGAGAGTAATTTGTCGCGTTAACAATCCCTCTGGGATCAGTAGTCGTCTTCAACGTTTTAGGGTCTAACCTAGAAAAGTAAAGGTCCGGACCTTCTTTAGGGCTTTCTGCCCGGCGCTCTTCAATAGGACGATCCATAATGCGGTCTAGCTGATCCAAGATTTTTTGGTCAACCATCCTAGTAAGATCACGAGTTGTGTTCATAATGCCCGCGTTACGAAGAATCTTGCGACCAATCGCATTGTTGCGGGTGTCCATAGCAATGTCTTCTCGACTGGCGTTATCCATTGTACGGTCATACTCCTCACCCATAACGCCCATGGCAGTAGACGCTTCGCCACCATACTCGTTTCCGTAAAGAGCCGTGCCCAACGCATGCGCGCGGGCGTCTAATATCTCAGAGGTTGCCGGCATGTCCATACGACCCGTGGGCCGTGATTCGCGACTAAAGTCCGCCGAACCGGGACGCTCGGGGCTTTCAGGGTAACCGTATTCTCTGATCAACCGCTCCTCAAACGTAGGCCCCTCACCGTAATACTCTTCACGATAAGTGCTGCCCGGGCGGCCAGAAAAACGAATCTCCGACGTGTCCGCCATGTACTCGGGCACTTCACCAAACATCTTGTCTTTTGCGTAACGGGCAAGACCTGAGATGCCGCGGCCCACGGAGCTAAAAAAACCATTTCCTTGGTCCCCCGTATCTACAGCACCGCCTTTTTGGAAGCCGGGTATTACTGAAGTATCC